CATCACGTCAGAAGAAATCCGTTCGGACCGCATGACGCCCGACACCATTCAGGTGTCGAGCCAAGCAGGCGGAGACATCAATGGCGAGTGGTCTTATGCGACCTACGACGATTTCATTGCTTCGGCCATGTACTCGGCCTGGGTGACGACTGCTACTGCTGAGGCTGCGCAGACGGACATCTCGATCACCAAGACCGGCGGATCGCCGAACACTTGGACAATCGACTCGGCCGCGCTCGCCGACTTCACGGACAACTCGTTCGTCGTTGGTCAGTTCGTCAAGATTGCGGGTTTCACTGTCGCAGGCGACTTCTGGGCAGAGATCACGAGCATCTCTACTTTGTCGCTCGGCATCAACCCGATGACCGACGTTGCGTCGGAAGCTGCTGGTGATTCTGTCACCGTGACGCCGCTCGAGTATGTCCGCAACGGCACGACCAAAACGTCCTTCACGATCCAAAAGGCGTTCACCGACTTGTCGACTCCCGAGCTGTGGAACTTCACTGGCTCGCGTATCTCGACTTGGAACCTTGAACTGGCGACTGGTTCGATCCTGACCACATCCTTCGGCGTTCTCGCCAAAGATGCGAACATGACCGAGACGCAGGAAGTCGGTGCCGTGTTGAACGCGGCCAACACCAATACCGTGTTGAACGCTGTGGACAACGTCGCGGCAATCGTGTTCGATGGTGACCCGGGTGGTTCGATCTTCTACTTCAACACGCTGTCGGTTAATCTCGACAACGCGTTGCGTGGACAAGAAGCCGTTGGTACGCTTGGCCTGATCGGTGTCGAAGCGGGTCGTCTGCAATTGACTGGCTCGGTCGAGCTGTATTTCGAGAACAGCACGCTGTTTGACAAATTCCGCGCGGCAACAGCCTTTTCCTTGACGTTCCAAGCTCAGGACGCCGCAGGCAACGTCTACTTCGTGACCATTCCGCGTGCCAAGTACACGTCGATGGAAATCGTCGCGGGCGGTACAGATCAAGACATCTTCGCCAGTGCTCAATTCGAGGGCATCATCAACGCAGCCGGTACATACCAGTACCAGATCTCGCGTGGCTAAGATTTAAGAACGATTGCTCGAGCAATCAGAGGGAGGCGTGGTCGGGTCGCGCCTCCTTCACCTCATTCTATCATTGCAATCCTACGGCGGGATCTCGTATCTTCAAGGTTCAGAAAACCCGACTCCCGAAAGGATCACAAATGAGCGAACTCCGCTTTGACATTAACGACTTCATGCTGGACAAAGGCGCGAAAGCAGCCGGTGTCTGGATCGAGATGGGCGGCGACGCAGCATTCAAGATCGCATCGTTCGACAACCCATCCTTCACCGACGCATTTCGCAAAGCAACGAAACCGTACCAGGACCTGGGCAAAGAAATCCCTGAAGACGACCAGCTTGAGATCATGGCTCGCGCCATGTCCAATTTCGTCGTTCTCGACTGGCGAGGCGTCTACGACGGCGACGAGGAACTGGTTTACTCGGTCGAGAATTGCTACCGCCTCCTGAAGGAGCTGGAATGGATTCGTTCCAAGCTGATCACCGAAGCTCAAAAGCTCGAGAACTTCCGAGCTGCTGCGAAAGACAGCACAGGAAAAAACTCGCCAGCTGCGTCACCTGGGAAATAAACTACGGTGACAGGATTGGGATGCTAACAAAGATGGCTGAGCGCGGCGGTAAACTGCCGTCCGCGCTTGCCAATCGCCCAATCCCAACAAGGCACGCGGCACCTTATTTATCCGCTTTCAAACGACTGCATTCTTCGCGTATGATAGGACCTAACGGCCAGCCGTCTGGGATTGCTCTGTCTGAGATAGAGTCCTATGCGCGAATGTTCGGGTTCGAGACCTTGGATGATCGCTTCGACCTTCTGCACTTTGTGAAGGTTTGCGACGACACATGGCTCCAGGAAACGAATAAGCGGAGAAAGCCCGTTGGCAACCCAGGAAAGCACACTACGCGTAGGCGTTGACTCTAAGCCAATGGTCGACGGTGCCAAGAAAGGCGAGGTAGCCCTCGGCAAACTTGGTGCCAAAGGTCAGAAGCTTGGTAAGACGTTCGACTCGATCAGCGGTAAGACAAACGTACTCGCTGCCGCCTTCGGCGCATTGATCGCCGTTGGCATCGGCGCGTTCTTCACGAAGGCGTTGGTAGCCGCCTCATCGTTCGAAGTCAAGCTAGCAGAAATCTCGACGCTGGTCGACACTGCTGTCTTCCAGATGGATCGACTCGAAGCGGCCCTCCTGCGTCAATCAGCACAGTTTGGTTCGAACGCAATCGAACAAGGCGCGGCCGCGTATCAAATTATCTCAGCGGGCGCGGGAACAGCATCCGACGCAATCAACCTCCTGACCGCATCAAACAAGCTCGCAGTCGGCGGCGTCACTGACGTTGCAACGGCTGCGGATGGCTTGACGTCTTTGCTCAACGCCTATGGTTTGGCCTCAACTGAAGCGACCAACGTCTCTGACGCGCTTTTCGTGGGTATGCGCGCAGGTAAGACCACCATTGGGGAGCTGTCGAGCTCGCTCGGCAAGGTCGCACCACTCGCAGCACAAGCAGGCGTGGGTGTCGATGAACTGGTTGCCGCAGTCTCCGCATTGACCAAAGGCGGTATTTCGACGCGTGAAGCCGTAACAGGCGTCCGCGCGATCATGGCAGCCGTTGTCAAGCCGACATCCGAAGCTGCCACGATGGCCGAGAAGCTTGGTATTGAGTTCAATTCTACGGCTTTGCAATCGAAAGGCCTCGGCGCGTTCATGGCAGACCTCGTCGAGAAGACGGGCGGTAACACCGACGCAATGGCTAAACTGTTTGGAGGCGTCGAGGCGCTGATCCCAGCACTTGCTCTTGCAGGTCAGGCAGGCGTTGATATGTCGGCCATCATGGAAGACATGGCAGCCAAAGGCGGCGCGACGCAAGACGCTTTCGAGAAGATGACCAACACGTTCTCGTTCCAGTCAGCTGTGCTCAAAGGCAACCTGATGAATGTCTTGATCTCGTTGGGCAGCATCCTAACGTCGATCCTGACTCCTGCCATTCGTTTCATCAACGAGAACTTCGAGGCGCTGTCGCGTTTCGTCGCTGTCGCTGCTACGGCATTCACGGCGCTCATGATTCCGTCTATACTCGCAATGATCCCAGCAATAGCATCCGCGACGGCTGGCCTGCTCGCAATGGCCGCTGCTTGGCTCCTGACACCGTTCGGACAAATCGCGGCCTTGATCATCGCGGCGTCCGCTGCGTTGGCATATTTCGGCAACACCACAATCGAAGTGGGTGGGATCACAACGACGGTCTGGCAGACGTTCATTGCAGCGATCCAGGTGGCTTGGGACTTGATCAAAGAAGGCGCGGCGATCATCTCGTCCATGTTTGGAACAGCGACGAGTGTCGCAGGTGGTTTCTTCTCGAAAGTCATCGGGTGGCTCAGCGGGTTCGTTGGCGATTGGAGCGACTCAATCAGCGGCGTTGGCGACTTGATCAAAGCGGGTGTGAATCTTTACATTGGCTTCTACGTGGGCCTGATCAAAGCAATTGGTGCAATCGTCACGCAAGGAATTCCTGCGGCGTTCAATCTCGCGATGGGTGCAGTGCGCAATATCGTTCTCGATTCTGTTCAATGGATCGTGAACACGTTCGCGAAAGCAATCGGGTCCGTGGGCGACGCGTTGGGCTACCTACCTGGTGTTGCTGACGACCTTGGCAATTCAATTCGGTCAGCGCTGACTGTCGACTTCGGTGACGTGCGCGCAGACACGGAAGCGCTGCGCACAGAATTCAACAACGCAGGGACTGCTATCTCGACTGCGTTCTCGTCGGCTCAGGTCGACTACGTCGGCGCGGTGGGCGACGCTGTTGGTGCATTGGGCGACAACCTGCAAGGACGCTTGACCGAAAAACTCACGGTCGCAAATGAGGAACTTGCCGCGGCAGCTGCAAACGGTGAAGTGCTCGCAGAAGTCACGACGACCTCGGTCGTTCCTGCGGTAGACGCATTGGGTGGCTCAGCCGGTGGCGCTGCAAAAGCAATGAGCGACCTGAACAAAGAGAAGCAGGAGTTCATTGACGGGATCAACGAGGAATTTGCTGCGATCCAGGAAGCACAAGGTGGTGCTGTTGCAGCCACAGAAATGTGGTATCAGGAACAACGCGCGAAGCTGCAAGCTCTGGGTCTCGAGTTCACAGAATACGCGGAGAAGGTCGAAGTCATTTTCGCTGAACGTATGGCGGAGGCTTACGCGACCGACCTTGCAAACGCGACGGATTGGCGCTCAGGCGTCGAGGCCGCGGTCATGGGGCTTGGCGAAAGCGTAGGCACCGAGGCTGACCTTGCAGGCGGCGCAGTGGAATCAATCTTCAACAACGCCGCGTCGGCGATTGCTGACTTCGCCAAAACAGGTACGCTCGACTTCAAGAAATTCGCGCAATCAGTAGCCGCGGACATCCTCATGATGACCACGAAGATGCTGCTGTTGGGTGCGATCAAAGCAGCCTTCGGATTGGCTGACGGTGGCCCGGTTGGTGTTCAATCGTTCGCGAACGGTGGGGCCGTCAAAGGACCCGGTGGTCCTCGCACGGATTCGATCCCTGCGATGCTGTCCAATGGCGAGTACGTGATCAACGCGGACGCAACGAAGCAGTTCGGTCCTATGCTCGAGGCAATCAATTCTGGCAACATGGAATTGGCTGGTCTTGCCGCGGGTGGCTTGTCGAATGAAGGCGCGTCTTTGCCTGCACAACCTGCGGCAGCTGCTGCACCTGCGCAGGACAACAAGGACGACACCCAACAAGGCGGTAGCAATATCACAATCATTCCGACTATAAATGGTTCAGATATTGTCGATCAATTCGACTCAGACGACGGTGACCGGGTCCTCGTCAATATGCTGGAACGCAACAAGACAACAATTCGAGGAATCCTAAGCTAATGGCAATCGCAACAGGCACCGCAACAGACAGCACAGACCTGATGGTCAAACTCAACACGTTCCTGACTGGGAACGGGTGGACGAAATTGCGCGGCGAGACCGACCTGTCTGCAGGTTCGTCCGTTGTGTCAGCTCGCTACTGGCGGATTTATGTCTCGGAATCGGACGACACATTCACAGATTTCCGCGAACTCGAATTGATGGAGTGGCGCGCGACTGTAGGTGGTGCGAACCTGGCGACGACGGGCGGTAACTATGATTTCTCGAACCTCGCAAGCGGTACGGGAGCTGACCTCGTATCAGGAACAGGAACAGTCCAATCCGCAGACATCGACGACCTGAACTGGTGGGTGTCTTACGACTTCGGCGTTGCAACACCGATCCACGAGATCGTGATCAAATGCGACACTGACAACTACGCGCCTCGCACGTTCGCAGTTCAATGGTCTCACGACAATTTCACATGGACGACCATGGAGACCTATGACGGTGATCACTTCACAGCAGACAACCAGACAGTGACGTTCTCGTGGGGCGCTGCGTTCACCGACTCACAGCACATCTCCTCGACTGCTTGTCGTCGTGGCGGCTGGGAAGGTTGGACCTCAAATGGGAGTATTGACCGCTACCGCGAGGCAAGTAACAACATTTTCTCGTGGCAAGGACCAGGTTACGACGCGGCACGACGTGTCTACATTCACGCCCACAACTACTACAACATCGCATCGTCGGACGAGTACGTCTGTTTCAATGCTAGCATTGAAGTCAACGCTGCGCTGGCCCCACCCGATTACTGGGTAGGTCAAGTGGGCGGTAAGACCGACATGCCGAACACCAACACGCCGACCCTCAACGTGTCGTCGAATGGCGTCACCTACTGGTTCTACGTCAGCTCGCTGCGCTTCATTGTCG